TTAAATTAACACTTGCTGCTCCTCTACGAACATTACCTTGGTTAGTTGCAATGATAGCAGAATCATAAATTTTACACCATGGAACTACACCTTCAGATTTTCCATTGCCTCTGATCTCTGTTCCTCTTGGTCTAATTCTAGAAACACTAACACCTACACCACCTCCTGCAGCTGTTAATTTCATTAATTCTGCATTAGTTAAACCAATTCCTCTAATTGAATCAGGTGTGTCAACACCAAAACAAGAAATAGGTAAACCTCTATCTGTACCTGTGTTTGAAATTACAGGAGATGCTAAACCAATCCAACCATTCCAAATATATTTAAAGAATTTTGATTCTAAATCAGGACGATTTAACCTAACTGCTACAGCATGAGCAACTCTTCTGTATGCTTTTTTTGGTGTTTCTCCTGGTAAAAGATAACCTTTACTAATTGTTGATAAAGCTACCTCATCCATAAATTCAGGAAAATCTTTCCCTTTCTCCCATTGGGAGTAATCTGCTATTAAATTATTATCCATTATTTATTTTTTAAAATATTGCGGCTGCATCCCAATCTTGTACGCCTTTACTATAATTTGTTACTCTATTTGCGAAGAAATCTGTATGTTGTTTTCCTGCTGATAAGTGGTCAAACCATTTCATTCTTTCTACAGCTTTAACATCAATACCATTTACAATAGGTCTATAACCTAAATCACCCATTTTTGTATTAACTCTATGTTTAATAAATGAAATTAAATCATCTTTACTGCAACCTTCTAAATCACCCATTTCATATACTTTTTCAATAAAATCTAATTCTAATTTTAATGAAAGTAAAGCTGCTTCATTAATTGCTGCTTCTAATTCTGGTGTTTTTAATTCTGGTTTTTCTTCTAATAATGTTCTAAATAACCAACATCCAGCATCAGAATGCATTGATTCGTCTCTAATTGACCATTCTACTATTTGTCCCACTCCTTTTAATTTATTTCTTAATTTAAATGACAATAAAACAGCAAAAGATGAAAATAAATTTACACCTTCAGTAAAAGCACTAAATATAGCTAATGATTTTGCTCTTTCATGCCAATCTACTTCATCACCAAAACTAGCTGCGTTTTCAGTTAAAGCTTCTATTTTAGCCATTGTTGTTTCATCTTCTAAAAATTCACTAAAATCATCTAAACCTAATTCCTCATTTAATAAAGAATAAGCTTCAGCATGAATTGTTTCCATGGCACCAAAAACAGTTGCCATAGCAATAATTTCTGGTTTACGGAACCATTTTGTAACTAATCCTGTCCAATAATCATTAACTACAGTTTCAGTTTGAGCGAATCCCTTTAAAATCGAACCAATAATATTTTTTTCAGTTTCATTTAAGTTTTGTTTCCAATCATTGATATCACTCATCATTGGAACCTCTGTGTGTATCCAATGCGCTTGTTGTTGTTTTAACCAATAGTCAAATGCTGTTGGGTATTCAAATGGTTTATATACTATTCTTTCTTGTGTGATATCTTTTTTTGTCATTTTTGTTATTTTTTAAATTTAGAAATAAAAAAAGGGGTAAACCCTTGTGTGTTATAAGTACAATATATACAAACAAAACCCGCTAAAACCCAAAAAACTCGTTGGAAGCTCTTTGTCCTCTTCTTCGCTGTGCAGGCGAAAGATCTTCACTGTTAGTTTGTTGTGGTCTATTATTTCCTCTCATATTTATTTCGATCTTTCCTATTGAAGTATCCATAATTGAATCATAAGTTATACCATCTGCTCCATATCTATTTTTCATAATATGCCATCTACCAGTGCCATTTTCTTTGTCTTCGGCACTTCTAGCTAATGACATTGCAAAATCAGTAATCATCATTTTAGAATAACTTTCAGCCATTCTGTCTCCTTGAATAATATCTTCTCTTGCTCCTGATCTATTTACTTGTGAAGCTGTCCAAATAGGAACCTTCATTTCAGTAGCTAAACCACGCAAACTAGTATAAATGTCATCTAATTTGTCTCTTTTTTCTTTACTCGATTTAGAAGTAAGCAAATCAGCATAATCAACAATAATTAAATCTGGATGTATATCTTGTTGAATACATTTTTCTAAATGTGCATGTATAGTGTTTACAGTTGCTTGTCCTGCTGGATATTCTCTAATGTAAAGACCACCTCGTAAGGTTGATAAACTTTCTGTTACTTCCTTTTTAAAATTAGTAATATCTCCTACAGGTATTTCTGTAAAACAAGCATCATATCTTCTACCTACATATTTTTCACTTAATTCTAAAGTGTAATGTACAACTGTGTAGCCTAATTTTACAGCTTGAGCACCTAATGCTATTAAAGCCCATGATTTACCCCCACCGGGTCCTCCTGCTATTAAACCTAAATCGCCTTGTCCTAAACCATTACCTAAAAGATTATTAATAAGTGGCCAAGGTGTAGCTATAGTATTTCTAGCTTCTTCTCTAAATCTGTCTTCTAGTTCTGCTATATACTCATGACCTATATCTCTTTCGGTTCCTGCTTTTAAAGCACCATCAATTAAATTTCTAATATCATCATAATCACCTAATTCTAACAAATCAACTGACTTCATTAGCGCACCCTTTAATGTTTGATTTTTACAAAAATCTAAAAACGTGTCTTTTACATAAGCTAAATCTGTTGCTTTTGATGCTTTATATGCTTGTTTAAGTAAATCTTTAACAGCTACATTTTGTAGTTCTTTATTTAAATTTTCAAGTTCTACTTTAAACACTTCCATTGTAGGAACTGTTTTATATTCGTTGTAATAGCTGAGTGTTTTACGAATAATCCATTTACCAGCATCATTATCAAAATAATCTGGAGAAACTATATCTGCAATTTGTTGTAGAAAGTCTCTGTCAGTTATTAGAATGCCAATGGCCTTGGTTTGAAATGAATGTCCGTATTGAGTTAATTTACTCATGTGTTTGTTTTGCGAATGTGTTTAATTTAATAAAGTGTTCTTTTAACCATAAATCAGGTATTTTAATAGCATTTCCTAATTGATCATCATTATACATTATAATAAAGTCATTTCGGGAAAGCAAATTTATTGGTGCCTCTATTAATCTAGCTATTTTTAATTTTAATTCTCCAGATACTGGTGGATTTTTTAAATCCATTAATTCTTCATTTAGTTGGAGTTGGTCTGCCGACTCACTAATTCTTTTATGCATAGGTTCTTCTCCTTTACCCGCATGTTCCAGAATGAAATCAAGATCAAGGGTTTGTTGAGTAAATAGATCTGGAACTATTTTAGGTAATTTTTTGGGTCCTAATCCTTTAACACCTTCGATGTTGTCAGATTTGTCACCCATTAAAACTTTATACATTAAAAAATTGTGAGCCGGTATCCCATAATCAGCTTCTACCATTCGAGGGGTATAAAACTTCTTTTTAGTTGGACTCCATACAGTGATTCTATCGTTTACTAATTGTAAAAAATCTTGATCTGCAGACATTATAGTAACTTCTTTGTCTAATAATGTGTGTGCAATGTAAGCAATAGTATCATCTGCTTCTATTCGGTCTATTGAAATAACATTGATTGGAAGAAAATCTAAATATTCAAGTAATCTTGAAAATTGAATCTTCATTGATTCTTTTTCTTCAGATGCGTTTTTAAAGGCATCCCATCTAGTAATTCGTTTGCCTGGTTTTCTGTTAGATTTATAATCACTGTGGATTTTTCTTCTACGTTGTGAACCACCTGCACCATCATAAACTATAATTACTCTGGTTGGGTTTACTTCTCTAATAGCGTAAGCTAAAGATCTTAAAAAACCTGTTAAACCACCTACTGGGACTCCATTGTCATTCAAGGCACCATTTACTGCAAATACTCTTAAATATAAATTTAATCCATCTACAATCAGTACTCTATCATTAACACCTAGAAAATCGTTCTTTTCAATGTTATCTAATAAACTAAATATATCTTCCATTATAATCCGCTTTCATCTATTTCAATGTCCGGATCTAATTCTTGTGGGTCTTCATGTTGATATTTCATAACATATTGTTCACAAGTGTCTTCATACATTCTTTTTCTGATTTCTGGTCTTTCTTCACAAAGTTGTTGTAATTCTTTACCATAAAATGTAATTTCTTCACCTGTTTCTTTATCAACATACTTACAAATAGGACCTGATTGCTTACAAACTTTATAGTTTTTCATCAATTTTAACCATCCACCATAATCGTCTATACCTTGTCTGTAAAAGACATTGTATCGAATTTTACGGTTTGGTGGACCCATTCTGTTTTTAACTACAATAGCTTCTACTTCAGACCCTACAACTTCTTCTACACCGTTGATTTTTTCTTTAAGTTTCCCAACTTGTTTAAGTCTTAATCTAACTGATGCATGAAATTGTAAAGCCTTACCACCTGAAGTAGTATATTGATCAGCAAATGGCATTGCGCCCATCTTTTGTCTTAGTTGGTTCGTGAATACTAAAAGTATTTTTTCCTTACCAATTAAGTTAGTAATTTTACGCATTGCTTTAGATAAAATGATAG